TATCTGGGGGTAAAGTCCTAGATGACCTACGCAGGGCATATCAACTACGAGAATCCTATGTGAAAGGTGACTCGTATGAAACCGCGAGGAGAGAAGGCGAAAGAGCAGTCTACCTTCGTATTTTAAATATGTGTAATATAAAAGAGGAATAAAACTATGAGTGAAGAAATGGTCACAGAAACAACAGATAATGCAGTAGAAACAGCACCTGTTGAGAGTGGTAACCAAGATTGGCGTGAGGGGTTATCAGAGGAATTACGAGCAGATCCAACGCTTGCAAGTATCAATGATACGGAATCAGCCGCAAAAACACTTATTCATCAGCAGAAGATGATGGGCAACAGAATACCTATCCCGAAAAATGATGAAGAGATGAGCGAGTTATATACTAAACTTGGTAGACCTGAAACAGCAGATGGTTACGAAGTTGAAATTCCATCAGGATACGAACAATACTATCCAGAGGAAATGATGACCTCATTTAAACAAACAGGACATGATTTAGGGTTATCACCTAAACAGATGCAAGGATTAATTGAATGGCAGAAAGGTTCAGTAGATTATCAAATGAATCAAGAACAAGTAGCAGGCGATACCCAAGGCGTTCAGACGGAAGAAGTCTTACGAGAAGAGTTTGGTGCTAACTACGATAAGAATCTATCTGCTGCACAAAGAGCATTAAGAGTCTACGGAACACCTGAACTTCAGCAGAAGTTAGCAGATCCTAGATACGGTAATGATCCAGACTTAATTAGATTACTTGCTAATGCAGGTAAAGATATAACGGAAGACTCAGCACAAGGTACTGCAAATAACTCCCTAGTAATGAGTCCGCTTGATGCTAAGATGAGGATTGAACAAATCAATGGCGATAAATCTAATGCTTATTGGGACGCTACAAATCCTAAACATCAGGACGCTCAAGAAGAAATGCGACAATTATTTGATAAAGCATATAATTAGTGGTAAGATAACACGCAAGCGGTGTAAAATCCGCTTGTAACCAGACACTGCCCTCACGGATAACAGTAGGTTAAAGGTAGTTCTTAAACTCGTGTAGTCAGCGTAATAGACAGGACACCCGAAAGGATAATGACCGTTTTTTTTGTTTAATTATAAAAGGAGGGCATTATGTCCACTCAAATTACTACTGCATTTGTCGAGCAGTATAAAAGTAATGTGTTGCACCTTGCACAACAAAAAGGTTCACGCTTACGCGACACGGTTCGTTTCGAATCAGTAACAGGTAAAAACCACTTCTTTGAAAGAATTGGCGCTGTATCAGCACAGAATAGAACTTCTCGTCACTCAGATACTCCTCGTATGGACACTCCGCACTCAAGACGCAGAGTTTCTATGGATGATTACGATTGGGCTGACTTGATTGATCAAGAGGATAAGGTTCGTATGTTAATCACTCCACAGAGCGAGTATGCAATGGCTGGTGCTAATGCAATGGGTCGCGCTATGGATACTGCAATTATTGAAGCTGCAGTTGGTAATGCCTATGGTGGTGCTGCTGGTGGTACTACAATCGCTTTACCTTCAGCTCAAAAGGTTGTTCATGGTTCAGCAGGCTTAACAGTTGCTAAACTTCTTTCTGCTAAGGAAATCTTAGACGGTGCTGACGTAGACCCAGAAGAAGAGCGTTTCTGTATTCTTTCTGCTAAACAAGTAACTGATCTATTAAATACTACTGAAGTTAAATCTTCTGACTACAACACTGTTAAAGCGTTGGCACAAGGTCAATTAGATACTTTCTTAGGCTTTAAGTTTATCCGTTCAGAGCGTTTAGGTACTGATACAAATGGTGACCGTCAGGTTACTGTTTATAACAAATCAGGTCTTGGTCTAGCAATGGGTTCAGAGATTCAAACTCGCATTAGTGAGCGTGATGACAAGAACTACGCTACTCAAGTATTTTTATCAATGACAATCGGTGCTACTCGTGTTGAAGACGAGAAAGTAGTCGAGATTGCTTGTCAAGAATAATAGGAGGTTATCATGGCTGTAACAACTCAAAAAGGAACACAAGTAACTAACTTCGATGCTTCGCCTTCTGTAAGAGAAGAAACATCTGATGTTCATGGTCGTTTGCGAATTGCCGCTTTCGATCACACACAATCAGGTGCTGGTGATGCAACATCGTCTGTTGAAATTGTCCGTTTACCTGCTGGTACTGTTCGTCTATTAGGCGCACTAAGCAGAGTTGAACATAACTGGACTACTTCTAGTGCTACGATGGATGTTGGTTGGGATGCTTATACTGATCTTGATGGAGATGCTGTAGCAGCAGATTCTGATGGTATTGATAATGGTGTAAGTGTTGATACTGCTGGTGCAATGGCTGTAGGTTCTGCTTTAACAGCAGACACTAAAGTTTTCACTTCTCAAGGTGGTGTATCTATTAGACTAACAAGTCAAGATACTGCTATCGCAAGTGGTGATACTGCATCTGGCTATTTAGTTTATGTTTTAGACTAAAGCAATAAGTAACAATTTAGAGGCGTGGGTTATAACCATAGCCTCTATCTACATTCAGGAGAAGTGATATGGCAACAGCGGTTTCCATTTGTTCAAACGCATTAAGAAAACTTGGTGACGATCCGATCACATCCCTAACTGACGATACAGAAAGAGCAAGACTCTGTAACGCCTTTTACGAACCTACAAGAGATGCAGTATTACGCTCGCACCCTTGGAATTTCGCAATAGCAAGACAAGAACTAAGTAAGTTAGCAAGTACACCAGTATTTGATTATGCTTATGAGTTCACTCTACCAACTAGTCCTTATTGTCTTCGTGTCCTTAAAATGGAATACGATGATTATGACTTTAAGATTGAAGGTAGAAAATTATTATCAAATGAAGATACTGCTAAGATTCTTTATATAGCACAAATTACCGACACTGCACAGTTTGACCCAATGTTCACAGAGTTACTAACTGCTCGTTTAACAGCAGAATTAGCATACTCTATTACAGGTAGTAATACTCTAACGAAACAGATGTGGGAAATCTATGACTCTAAGGTTTCAGAGGCAAGAAGTATTGATGGTTTAGAAGGATTTATAGACGGGATAGTTTCAGACGAATTTACATCATTCAGGGGTTAAATGGCTAGAGTACATCCATTTCAGTCTAACTTCACAGCAGGTGAATTATCTCCTCGTCTTGAAGGACAAATAGACTTTAAGAAATATTTTAACGGTTGTAGTGAATTAACCAACATGATTGTTTATCCTCATGGTGGTGCTACTCGTAGAGGTGGTACATACTTTGTATCAGCGGTAAAGACTGCATCTAAAGAAGTAAGGCTAATACCTTTTGAGTTTAATGTAACACAATCCTATGTATTAGAATTTGGCGATCAGTATATTCGTTTCTATAAGGATAACGGTCAGATTCAGTCTGGTGGTTCTGCTTATGAGATTTCATCTCCTTATCTTGAGGCTGAACTAGCCGAAATACACTTTGCTCAATCAGCAGATGTAATGTATATCTGTCATAGTAATCATGCACCAAGAAAGTTATCTCGTACAGGTCATACATCTTGGACATTAACCACTCCAACATTTACTTGGGCAAGTTCGTCACCTTGGTCATCAGGTAATGGTTATCCAAGATCAGTATCATTTTATGAGCAGAGACTGTTCTTTGCAGGTACATCAACTTATCCACAAACGATCTGGGGTTCACAAACAGCAGACTATGAGAATTTTGACCAAGGTACAGGCTTGGCAGATGAATCAATGGAATATGCTATTGCTACTAACAAGGTAAATGTAATCAGATGGTTACAACCTAGTAGAGATTTAATCGTAGGTACTGGTGGTGGTGAATTTAAAGTAGGTCGCCCACAAGGAGAGCCTTTAACACCATCTAATGTAATGGTAACTCAACAAACCACATACGGTAGTTGGACTATCCCACCTATTCAGATTGGTAACGCTATTTTATTTACACAGAGAGCAAGACGTAAATTAAGAGAGTTTTCATATCAATATCAGAATGATGGTTACATAGCACCAGATATGACCTTGTTAGCAGAACACATCACAGCAGGTTATTTAAAGGATATGGACTATCAACAAGAGCCTGATTCTGTAGTATGGGCTTGTACCTCAACAGGTAGTTTATTAAGTATGACTTATGAGCGACCAGAAGATGTTGTTGCATGGGCTGAACATGCTATAGGTGGTACTGATGTTGAAGTTGAAAGTGTTGCAGTGATTACTAATGCTACACAAGATCAATTATGGGTTGCGGTAAAAAGAACTGTAAATGGATCAGTAGTAAGACATATTGAATACTTAGACCCAGACTTAAATGTAGATTCAGGATTATCAGGCACTGTATCAACCGCTACAACCTCTGTAAGCGGACTTTCTCATTTAGAAGGGGAAACGGTTAAATTAGTAATAAATGACGCTGTATTCCCAGATGCGACAGTTTCTAGTGGAGCAATATCTATATCTGTTCCTACAGGTTGGACTAATGTACCTATTCAAGTAGGATTAGGATATACATCAACATTAAAGACTATGCGTGTTGAGGCAGGTTCTCAAGCAGGTAAAGCACAAGGTTTAAAGAAACGATGGAATGAGGTTAAGGTTAGATTACTTAATACAACAGGTGTTAAGATTAATGGAGATCAGCTTCCTTTTAGAACATCATCAACTCCTATGAGTTCAGGTATTGGTTTATTCACAGGGGATAAACGAGTTACTAATCTTGGTTGGGATAGAGATGGTATTATTGAAATCAAACAAGAACAACCTTTACCATTAACGGTATTAGGTATTCATGGTACATTAACAGTGAGTGATTAGATATGTGGCAAATAGCAGCAGCAGCAGCAGTAGCAGGTGGGGTAGTAGGAGCAAGAGGCGCTATGCAAGCAGGAAAATCTGCTTATACTGCTGGACAAGTAGAATATCATCAAGAATTAGAAAAGACACACTACGAAGTTAAAATATTACAACGTCAGATGTTAGAAGCTATGCATTATCAAATGGCTCAAGGTGGTGGCTCTGGTGCTGCTGTAGATGTTGGTTCTCCAGTTTTAGGTATGATGAATACACTTAATAACTTACAAGAAGATAAGGCACAAATGTATAGAAACGGTGCAAAGAATGCTCACAAATTATGGGTTGCAGGAGCAGAGAAGTTTTCTGCTGCACAATCTCAAGCAACTGGTTCTCTACTTTCTGGTATTACTGGTGCTGCAAGTGCATATAGCGGAAGGAAAAAATAATGGCAATTACGATTAGCTCAAGAAAAACAACACAAATCGGATATAAAGGCACATCTGGTGGTAGCTTGGGTATGATTAACCAAGCTGGTGCAGCTGGTAGGGCAACT